GTTGTAGGTAAATCCCCTATAGAAGTTGCTGCTGAAACATTAGGGATTTCTATAGCTTTAGAAAAACACGCAGGAAATTGGTTTAGAAATGGCTCACAATTAGGTGGTATTCTTAAACACCCTGGCACACTTAAACCTGAAACTGCCAAGCGACTTAGAGAGTCTTGGAGTTCAAACTACTCAGGAGTATCTAACGCAGGTAAAACTGCTATTCTTGAAGAAGGTATGGAATGGATGGCTAGGACAGTACCCAACAATCAAGCTCAATTTATAGAGTCTAGAGAGTATCAAATAAGTGATATTTGTCGTATTTTCAGAGTTCCTAATCACCTCGTAAATGATTTAAGTAGAGCTACTTACAGTAATATCGAAGCACAGCAAATCGACTTTGTGGTGCATACTATTACACCTTGGGTTAAACGTATTGAAAGTGAATTAAACAATAAATTAATTCCTTCTAATAAAAGAGGTGAACAATATTTCAAATTTAATCTAAACGCTATACTTAGAGGTGACTCTAAGAGTAGAGCAGATTATTATAGAACACTTATAAATATCGGTGTTTTATCTCCTGACGAGGTTAGGTCTTTTGAAGATTTAAACCCTATGGGTGGAGAAAGCGAAAAGGTTTATATGCAAAGTAATATGATGCCTTTAGATAAGTTAGGAGAAGATACAAGTAGAACAAACTTAGAATAAAACAAAATAAATGGCATTAAGTTCAAAACAAAAAAAACACAGAGAATTACACAAAAATCAAGGTGGCTATGGCGAATCAGTTTCTAAAAGTGATTCACGAGATTTAGGAGAGAAAAAAGCCGAACTATTTATTGGCACAGGTGGTCACTTAAAAGTGGGTTTATATGGTGGTAGTGTTGTTACGTTGAAAAACATTCCTTCGGGAACATTTTTAAAAGGTATTTTTGTTAATAGAGTTTATTCTAAAGGCACTACAGCTTCAGATATAGTAGCAATTTACTAAAATCGTAAATTATGAAAAATAAAGAAATAAGAATATACAACGGTAATTACGAGGTTCGTTTAGAGGAAGGCTCAGACGAAACTAGAGTTCGTGGTTACGCTGCGTTATTCGATACGGACAGTAGAGATTTAGGTTTTAGAGAAACCATTTCTACTAGAGCATTTGATGGTAGATTAGAGGATAATGTTATTTTAACTTTTAATCACGATCCCAATTTAATACTTGACAGAAACCTAGGTGGTACTTTAAAACTTTCGGTTGATGAAAGAGGATTAATATACGATGCTGTTTTACCAAATACAACGACAGGAAAAGATGTCGCTGAATTAATGCGTAGAGGTTTACTCTACGAATCTTCTTTTGCTTTTACTGTAGAAGAGGATGATTGGTCGCAAGATGGCGATACAACTCGAAGAACGATTAATAAAATTGGTCGTTTGGTAGATGTTTCTATAGTTGGCGTAGGAGCTTACGCTAACACAGATGTTGCACTTCGTTCTAAGCAAGAGTTTGAGGAAACTATTTCTTCTAAAGAAACTTGCGAAGAAGTTGTGAGTGAACCGACAGGAGAGCAACAAGATAACCAGGAGGCAATCTCTGAACAAGTTGGTTCACAAATTAATTTATTAACTAACGAATTAAAATTAAAAAGACGGATATGAAAAACTCTGTAGAATTACGTCAACAACGAGCAGATTTAATTACCGATGCAAACGGTATGCTTGAAACTTGCAAAACTGAATCTCGTGACTTCAACGAAACTGAACAAGTTTCTTATGACGAGAAAATGACAGCTATTGACAAATTAGCTAAAAACATCGAAACTGTAGAGCGACAAGAAAAATTGAACGCTGAGATTGCTTCAGCTCCTGTTTCTCACTCAACGCAAGATGTATCTAAATCAAAAGAACTAAGAGGTTACTCTTTTGTAGATGCAGCTAAAGCAGCTTATTCAGGTCGTGTAGAAGGTTTAGTAAAAGAGATGGATCAAGAGGCTCGTAACGAGAACCCTAACCAATCTTTCCGAGGTATTGCAATTCCTTATTCTGTGTTAAACGGAGGTCAAGAGGAACGTGCTGCAACAGTATTATCTGCTAACTCTAAGCCTGTAGAGGTTGCTTCTTTTATCGACCAACTACAAGCTAATTCTGTATTAACTGCAGCAGGTGCAAACTTCTACTCAGGAATGGCTGCTGATAGAAAATTCCCAATCATTCAAAGTATCGCTTCTAATTGGGTTACTGAAAATGTAGGTACTGCTCCAACTGCGGCAGGTGCTTTAGGTGTTAAAACACTTACACCAAAGAAAGTTATCTCTATCGTAGATATGAGTGCAGAGGCATTAGTTCAAAACTCAGGTTTAGAAGGTGCTTTGCGTAGAAACTTAGCTGCTTCAATGATGGCTAAAATGGAGGAAGCTTTATTGGCTCAAGGTGATGTTACTTCCGCTCCTGAGTCTATCTTTGCAGATGCAAACCCTTATTCTACAGCAACAGCTACTATCGCTTTAGTTGCAGGTTTAGAGGCTGAATTGATTGCTAATGGAGTAGGTTTAGATGCTCGTACATCTTACATCTTCAACCCAGCAGCTTGGGCTACTATCGCAGGTGCAGCAGGAGCTGACTTTACAGGTGGTTACTTAGACTTGAAAGATAAAGTGATTAACAACACTCCTTACTTCGTAACAAGTGCTTTAGGTTCTGATGGAACAGCATCTAAAGACCAAATCCTTTGTGGTGACTTCTCTAAAGTTCACTTAGGAGTATTCGGTGGTTTAGATGTATTGTTTGATCCTTACACACAAGCAGGAATTGGAGCAGGTCGTATGGTTGCTACTGGTCTTGTAGATGGTATTTGCGCTCAAGGTGGTTCTGTAATGCAATCTTTAATTGAAGCATAATAATCACTATAATTAATTGAAAAAGGCGAAAGGGTTAACCCCCTTTCCCCCTTTTTTTTAAAAACATCTCAATATTAATTATGTATCTCGACCCTAACTATAACATACAAGGCGATTTAGTAGTTTTAGATAACCCTACGACTAAGGTTGTTTCTGTTACTGAAATTAAATCACACCTTCGTATAGATACTTCTGATGAAGATACTTTGTTAGGGGTATATATAGATGCAGCTACAGAGATGGCTGAACACTATTGCGTAAGGCACTTTATTACTCACGAATATAAGTTATACTTTAATTCAGTAGTATCACAAGCTTCACTAATATTCCCTGATTGTACTTTAAAAACAAGTGGACCACACAATCCTGTTAAATGGATTGATTCGGCAGGTTCTACTCAGGGTTCTGATGATGCTTATATTGATGCTCACTCGAATCCTTCTATAGTTTATTTGAGTAGTGATTTTTCTACTCCTACATTAAAATCAAACGCAGCTAATACTTTTTGGTTTGAGTTTAAAACAGGTTTTGGTGATGCAGCGAGTGATGTTCCTGAAGCAGTAAAACAAGCGATTAAATTAATTGTGAGTGATATGTATTATTTCAGAGAAGATAGAAAGCGTAGTTTTCCAATGGCTTCTGAGATTTTACTTCAACCTTATAAATGCTATCATTAACGGATGGCTTTTATTGCTAAAATAAAGGCAGGAGATTTTAACCAACGTATTAGGTTAAAGTCGGTATCTTCGACTCAAGATGGTTTTGGAGGGATTTCAGACACTTATTCCGTTCAAACAACAGTTTGGGCTAATAAGAATGTAAAGACTCTTAGGGACATCGAAGAGAAGTTTGAAGGAAAAGAATTACAATCTTATGGTAGGTTTGTTTACACTATAAGATATTCAAGTGAAACAAAAGGCATTAAAGCTAATTGGATTATAGAAGAGGTAGAAACAAGTGACACTTATGAAATACTAGGTTTCGTTATAGACCCTAGAAAAGAATTTATTGAGGTTTTCGTAAAGCAAGATTTACCAACAGCTTCACCAGTATAGAGTTATGGCTAAGCAGCAAAAGATAGTAGTAAGAGGTGTTCAAGATGTTCAACGTAGTTTGAAAAGACTAGGTAATACAGCTAAACAATCTCGTACTCTTATTAATAAAGCCCTTAGACCTGCTGCAAATATGTTAGCTAGAGGTATTCAAAATGCTTATAAGGCTGAGTTTAATAGTAATAGTGATTACAAAAGACGAAGTGGTAGAACACCTACTTGGAAAACAATAGGTATAATCACAGCTCGTAAATCAAGACAGCCAGGATTATACGTTGGTCCTATTAAACGTAGAACCTCACCTATAAAAGTAAAAGGAAAAGATAGTTACAATTTAGCTGCGATGCAGATTAAAGGTAACGCAATACAAAAGGCTAGACCTGATGTATTTAAGGCTACAGCGACAAAAATGGAATCACAAATCTATTTACAAGCTGAAAAAGATTTAGACAAATTAGTGGATAGAATGATTAAACAAGCAGGATTTTAGATGTTTGCAGTAATAGGAAAAGAGATAGTTACAAGATTAGAGGCTACAGCAGCCTTTACCTCTGCTAATGGTAGTGATAAGGTTTTTCCTGTAATCATACCACAAGGAGCATCTTACCCTTGCACAACATTTGAGATAGCTAATGTTTCAAATTTTCTATCTAAAGGTGGCTCACTTAACTCGTGTGATGTATCAATACGGATCGCTTGTTTTGCAGATGGCTATTTAACAACATATAATCAAGCTAAAGCAGTTGTAGAAGCTTTAGACTTGTTTGAGGTAACTTATACTGAAGATAGTGTGAGTTACACAGCTAAATTCAGGTTTACAGACTTAGATGATGAATATTATAAGTTACCTGAGAAGTTCTACAAAAACATAAATTTTAACTGTTTAATTATTAAAAACTAAAATAAAAAGGAATTATGGCAATTCAAAACGCAACAGGAGTAGTCCTTAGTATAACTACAGCAGATGGATTAGAGGCAGTAGCTCACTCCACTTCTTGTAGTTTATCAACAAATATGGATTTAAGAGATTCTACAACAAAATCTTCAGATGGATGGCAAGAAAACTTAGGTGGTCTTAAATCTTGGGAAATGAGTGGTGATGCTTTCGTTGACATAGCAGGACCAAC